CAGTACCAAGTGTTTCACCTGTGTAACGATAACGAAGAGCAAAAGCAAGTCCTACTGGACCAGCCATTGGTTGAACACCAACGATTTCATTTGTAATTAACTCGGGAAAAGTACGACGAATCATTGGGATAAGAATCTTTGGAAGACGGAAGTCGCCTGTAGCATAACTGTCATCACCTGGTGTACCACCAACTAAGCTAGCTGCTCCAATTGAAGCAGCAGCACCTAGGGCACCATCGTTACCGGAAGTATTACCGGGACGGCCAGAGCCGCCAGAGCCAGGGACGTAGTTAGGTCCAGCTTCATTCAAACACCATGACTCTTGGTTTTCCAAAAGCATAGCAGTATTTAAACGAGTGTGACTATCTTCGATAGCAGCAACACTTTTAGAAGTGTAGTCCAATACTGGAGCCCACTTTTCAAGTAGTTGCGACGCACGATTCTCATCGATATAAGCCTGTGTAGGTCTTATTGAATTCATAGTTTATTTTTCCTTTATTATCGACCCCAAGGGTTATACAACCCAGGAAACTCAGGAATTCCTATACATTAGGTAATTCTAGTACTTAGATAACTCATCTAGATAAGGTGATGGTACGCTTTCATTAACAACTTCTTGTTTATCTTCGTATACAACCCTATCTACATCTTCTCTAGTACTTAAAGCTTCTTCTTTCAATGTCTCGAGTCTGTCGCTTTCTTTTTTCTTGAATAGCTTTAATGTATAATCAAAGTTTTCGTTAATAAACTCTTCGTTCTTACCCTTCATAACTTTGTTTACATATTGCTTTGTTCTTTTATCAAGACCTGCAGTTTTTTGTTCGAGAACTAATCCAGCCTTTACTGAATCTAATTCTTCTTTTAAAACTGTATTTTCATTTGCAACAGACTCAAGCTTCTTTGAAGCTTCATTAATTTGATTACGACCGTCAATAACGGCTTCTTTAATGCTTTCTTTTTCTAAAGCACTATCAACTGCTAGATGGCTTCTTAAGCCTTCTAAAATTTTCTTAGCCTTAGTGTTCTTTACTGCTTCTTTAACACTTTCAGCTGGAATTTTTTCTTCTAAATAAACATCTAAATAATCAGAAATGCTTTCAATTAATTGATCTTGAAATCCTTCAGCTTCTCCTCCTAAAGCACTTTCATACTTTTCAATAACAAGCTTTAATTTATTAGATCTATCAGTATCAATAGCTTCTACAACTCTCTTTAACTTTAAAGAATGATCTTCATCTATTTTTTGTACAAGCTCATTAAGCTTTTCTGTGTAAAGTTCATCTTGCTCATTAAGAGCCTTTTCAACGTGTATTTCTACTCTATCATTAATCTTTTGTTCAAAGACGTTTTCGATTTCAGATAGCACTTCTTCGTTAAGTGCACCGTTAGTTGCTTCAGATAATATTTGTTTAATGTCCATAATTAGAATATATTTATATTATTATTTAATATCTTTTGTTCCATTTTCTTGTTTATAACGTTAGATAAATCGGAACTTGCTTTTTTATAGTTACGACTCATAACATTACCTATGAATTTTTTAATGTTTAATTTTATTTCTTTCATATTATAAACTCTTTAAAAATTTAATGATGTTGTCTTTTAAAAATTGATCCTTATTTTTTAATGGCATTTTTGAAATATTATTTTGAAAATTATCATATGTTTCTTCAAACTGCCCATATTTATTTACTACGTATTGTTTACTTTCCAAGATACCATTAACAAAAGCTTTTGGAAAAGATGGATCAGCTACACAGTCAATAGCAACTAATTTAAAATCTTTAACCCTATTAACACCGTCTGAACCAGACTCAGGAATTAGTTGACCTAAAGCTCTTGAACTCATACCAACTCTTACACCGTCATTAATAAGACTTCTAACAATTAAACCTGTTGGAGTTGATAAAACTTTACTTTTACCATAGAATACATTACCATCTTGATTCATTTCAGTAACTAAATGACAAGCTCTTTCAAGATCAACATCAGCCGTTGTAGGGTGATTTAACTCCCCCATTGCTCTACCTGTCTTAACCATTGAATCTTCATAACGTTTAGTTTCGCGAACCATTTCATCTAATGGATATATTCTTTTATTACGATTAACTCCTTCGGCCATCATATATGGACCTTTAATAAAGAAATTTTGTTTATCTTTAGAATTACCTTCTTCAACGATATACTCAAATTCCTCTTTAGGAGCAGGTGTTTCCACTATAAGATTTAAACTCATATTAATATTTATACTAAAATATATTTTTTTACACTATATGTTAAGTTCTTTCTCTGTAAGGATTAAAAATTTATACCCTTTCTTTTTAGCCCACTCATTTGCAGCTTTCCATTTAGCAGTATTTTGAACATACATTTTTTGTTCATATAAAATAGTTTTTTTCTTTTTAAATTTTGTCTTTATAGGTCTTTTAGTTTGTTTACTTGGTTTTATTTCAATAATAAATTTATTTTTATTACCATTTTTATCTTTAAAAACAATAAAATTATCAACAAAATATCTATGAACTCTTGCATCTAATGGATTTAAATATGGTATAATGATATTTTCACTACCCCAAGCTAAAATATTTTCATTTAAATCTGCCCATCTAAAAAATTTTAATTCCCAACCTGAACGATAAGTTGGATTACCTTTACCAATATATTTTTGGGAATTAATGGGTTTAAAAATACCTTGTCTAAATCTTTTATCCTTTTTCATTAAAGAAGTTTATAAATATAGTTATGACATTTGAAGAGAAAATCATTAAAAATAGTAAAATAAGACAAAAAAATTTAATGCGACCAGCAAAAATTGCATTTGATAAACCTGACACCGGGGTAACTATTAACAAAAAAGGAGCATACTATTTAATAAAAGACTCAGCAGAAATAACTATTAAGTATTTACCACATTTATCATATACAAGTTATAAAAATCCTATAACTGATCTTAAAGGAAAATTTACTCAATCAGAAATAATAGATTTTGTAGGTAGAGCTAAAGAAGAAAATTTTACTAATCAATTATTAAGTATTATATTAACTGATATAGGGGTAACTGCTCCTATAACTCAAGTTGTTGAAGAAAATAAAACTGAAGAAATTGATTTATCTTTTAACGATGATGAAGATGTATATGGTGATTATGAAACTGAAGAAAGTACTCAAATTGAATCATCATCAGCACCTCAAGAGTCTATTGATATAAAAGATGCAAGTATAGTTATACAAAAACTTATAGAAGTTTTTGAAGCAAAATAATTAACCAACAAAGAATAAAGGAGGGTCTGAATCTCCTTGACCAGGAGCTGCTCCTGTATATAAAGTATTTTCTAATTTTTCTTTTTCAGCTAAACCTTGTGTCATTAAGTCTGTAGAGTTCAATGAACCTCCACCGAATAATTGCACTGCCCCATATTTACCTCTTATATTAGCAACTGACATTTTAGTTAAAGCCAATGCATATTGATATACCCAAAGTTCTTTTAATATATCTCTTATTGGTCTTTCAACGTAGCATGATATAACCCCATAAAATCTTACACTACTGTTATTAGACCCTGGTTGTGGGAACATTCTTAAAATTTGAGTTCTTTCATCAAAAGCATAAGAACGTCTGGTAGCTAATAATTTTTCTCTTGTTTCAAGCCAATTTTTTAAAGTATACCAACTAACTAAATCAAAACCATAATTACCCATAGCATAACTAAAATAAGTTTGCTGAGCTAAAGTTTGTTCAATTGTAAACAAAGTATTAATACCGGTTGTAGAACCTTCCTCAAAATCGGTAACCGATATTACTTTTCTATAATCCATAACATCATAATCAAAACTATTAATTAATTGATTAGTTTCATCAACAATTGAACCTTTTCTAGTAATATTATTTTTAACTTGAGGTATAAATAAATCAGTTATAGAAGAGACTTCACTAATAATTTCATTATAAAAATCTTCAGCAAAAATATCATTAGCAGATATACCATTTTCTAATGTTGATGATAGACTTGAAATTGAACTGAAATATGATCCGTGTATAGATGAAGTAGCAGCAAAAACAGTCTCTTTAGTATTAATTGATTTAGTAAAATCTTTATTAGGTGTATTTAAATCTCTTTGTTCTTTAAAAGTATCACTATTCTGCAAAGTAAATAAATCATCTATTTTTATACCATAATCTTTTTTATATAAATTACTGTCAAATATAAGATATTCTTTTGTATAACCAGCAAATTTACTAAAAAATTCTACAGCAATACTAATATTTTCATATAATTGATCTCTATGTATTTCGACATTGATAAACGGGTAACCTAAAGTCCTAAGTATTCTATCACTTAGTCTATTAAAATTATCTATCCTAGAATTAAGATTGGTACTTTGAAAACCCGATATAGGAGCTATTTCACACTTAGACATACAATTATTTAATAGAATAAGTTAATGGTTATATTAAATAATAATATGCCATTTGTTAACAAAAATATATCATTTACATTTAATATGGAAATTGACACTACTTTAAGAAAGTTATCAGGCTTTACAGCTAGTGAAGTTTTAATTTCTAACAAATCCGGACGAGATCTATTTATATACGATAATGATAATTTTGCTGATGATCGACGTTTTTTAATTAAGACTAGTGAAAGTATGGTTCTAAGAGGTATTACAAACACAAATGAAGTAAGTGCTAAGGTTGATTCATTACCGCTTTCAGGAAATGTTTATTTTAGATCAGCTTATTTCAGTAATTTTAATCAATTCTAATGATTCCATCTTTACCTAATATTAATAAACAATCATTTGAAACCCCGGGTGCTGAAGACAGTGGTGGTAATAGATACTTCTCAATGGATGAGATTATAACTGAGTGTGTTATGTTTAATAATGGTAAAGCATTATTTAGACCAAAATCAGACGAAAGAACAGCTTATGGTGCAGAAGAAAATAAATCTTACGTAAAACATAAAGATGGACATTTAGTTGAACTTAAGATTCATCGTACAATTTCAGGTCATAGAAAAGCTTATATTAAACCAACTACTCTAACTGATATTGGTCATAAAAGTTTTAGAAGTACAAGTGCTAGTTTTCAGGCCGATACAAAAGATAAAAGAATACAACTTTACGTTTTACCATCAATAAACGGAGTAGAAAGAAATAGAAAAATTACTGAAAATATGGATTTAGCTGCTGGTCATAGGTACAAATTATTAGCTGTACGAATTAAAGATGGTCAAATTTTTGATTATTGGAAAGGCAACAAAGGTATGAATTTACATATAAACGCCCCAGGAGATTATGGTTACCCTATTATTGACGTTTTAAAAAATGTTCACCCTCTTCCTGCTGAAGATGGATATTATGTTTTTGTCTTTTCATTTGGTTATATAACAGGTGAAGGAACAATCGACGATACTGCATATCATTGTTTTTTTGCTAAAGTAGCTTAAATATTTTTTTGATCTTTGATAATATAGGCCCATATCGGGTGAATTCAGGGAAACTCCAGAACGGACAATCCTGAGCCAAGCTTTAGTAGGAATACTTTAGAAGGTGCAACGACTAGATAACGAGTCCAGACCGGACAGTAATTTTATCCACGAGCGCCCGACATCATTATATGGTGAAGATATAGTCTGATCTATCTAGGAATAGATAGTAAGCATTTTAAAATATGCTTTATAACTTTTACGCAGCGAGAGCGGGGTCAGTTATGCGTATTATTAAATATTATTTTGTTCTTTAAAATTTCAATGCCCGTACTGGATGAATTCAGTAGAACTCTCTAAGAGACAATACTGAGCCAAGCCGCAGAGGGTTTAAGTTCTGCGGAAGGTGCAACGACTAGGTAGTGAGTCCCAACAATAATCTACCCACGAGCGTCCAGCATCCGAAAGGATGAAGATATAGTCTGAACTGTATAGTGATATACAGAAGTATAAATTAAAAAAAATGCGATAACAATTTTGGTGGCCTCTTATTCTGGCCGTGGGTAACTAAACAGCTGGATCAGCTTCAGGTGCAGGCTCAGCTTCAGGCACTGGCTCAGGCGTTCCAACCTCTGCTGGTCCTCCTCCAAAGTCAGGTGGTGTTTCAGGACTTATACCACCGACCCCAGCGTCAGGTAAACCCCCTGCAACATCTCCTTCACCTGCAGGTTGCATTTCATCTCTCCAATTAGGACCAGCTGATCCTATCTGAGATAACTCCCATTGCAATTCAGCATCCTTACGTAAGAATTCTCTATTAGCCTTTACATCCACATCATTCCAACCAAGGTAACGTTTTTGTGCATAAGTTGCTGCTACAAATTCATTATTCGCTAATGAATTAAAGTTTGAAGCTTTAAGTTCTAATTTCTGACTTTCTCTTAATTCATAAAAATTAGTTGGTACATTAAATTCTAAATGTAAATTAGGAACTTTAAGTTCATACTCTTCAAAGAGACCTTTAAGTTTTAGATGGGTTATAAAACCATTTTTTAAACCACCAGCAAATTGTTGTTGTAAACGAATAACAAATTTTGCAAATTTTAATTCTTCTCTTAAAATATTTTCTCCATCAGCAAATTGACTTTCAGGGTTTAATCTATTAAGAGGTACTTTTAATGCTTTATATAGTTTATTAACAAAATACATTAAGTCAGCTAACTCACCTAAGTTAGCACCACCTTGTAACTGAGTAACTGATGTGCCTTCTGACCCAGCTCTCTTAGCAAACCAGAAAGAGTCAAGCATACTTTGAGGATTTAATTTTTGTACTTGACCAGATTGATTAACATCAAATGTCTTTTTACTCCAATACTCTTGAATTAATTTTCTTAAATATGCTTCAGCTTTAGGTGGAGCCATATTACCAACATCAACATTAAAAACTAGACGTTCAGGTGCACGGACTAGTCTATATATTACTATAGCATCTTCTACTAACGATAGCTGACGATATGCTCTTCTAGCATTTTCAATAAAAGGTAATCTAAATGTTTTATCTTGATTCCATATACCTGAATTAATATATGAAACTTGATTATCATCCATTGGAATAAAATCAAACTTTTCTATCTTTTCAGGTTTATTAGGATCGAATATTGGCTTACGTAAAATATAACCTTTAATGATCATATTTTGTATATTATCATAAATCGGATCTATAAGATCACTAGGTAATAAAACTGCACCTAATATACCATCATCAGTATAACCTTGATGAATAATATGTTCGAAATATATTTCACCTTCAATTAAAAGTTGTCTAAAATATTCAAAACCTTTCTTTTCTAAATTAAAATAATCAATATACTTTTCAAATTCGTCTTTAATTTTTTGTTGTTTTTCTTCATCAATATCAGTATTTCTGAAGGTTAAATTAACTATATCACCGTCTTCATTTTTATTAACACATTCATCACAAATTTCATCTAACGCATCACTAATTTCAGAAAATGCTGCCATAATGCGATAATCTCTCATTCTACCGCTTTTATTTTCTTCTACATTAGCATAAACTAAAGCATTATAATTACCATCAACACTTACTTGACCGGCGCCTGTATTATTAAAATCATTGCTATAAAAGATAGAGTTCTTAGCTAAAGCTTCAACTCTTCTCATACCAGTTTCTTCAAAAGTATTATATTTCGGATTTAAATCTCCTAAAACTTTATTAAAGTCAACAGACTGATAAGGTAATTTATTTACTAAATTTTTTAAAAAACCAGATTGAGGTCTACTATTATTTTGGTCGGCCATTATTATTATTTAATACTACTACTATTGCTATACAATATCTCTTTTATTTAATTATTCAATATCCAGGGTAACCATTATCTCTAAACGCATTGTAAATACGGTATTCATCATCAGCACTTGCCCATAAAGCACCGCCAGCTGCTGAGCCAGGCCCTCCACCTGTGGCATCACCGGGTTTATACCAACCATAAAATTGGAAAATATACGAATAACAACCTGCAGATAAACCTGATGTAACACTAGAATTTATCAATAAAGTCTTTAAATCTAAATTATTAGGTGTTGTAGTACCTGCTTGAATAGAATCAATAATATTACCTGCACTATCAACTTCTATAATAATACCTCTTAAACATGCATGTGTACGCTCAGCAGTTAAATAGCCTGCAGGTTCAGTTACAGGACCTGATGAATTTAATTTCCACCCAGTTGTTGGTGGGGTGGAACTACCAGCTACAAATTTTATACTATTACTAATGTTCCAAGGAGGGGCGTTAAATAAATGACTATTATTAAAACTTTGCGAAGTTAAGCAATGATTTAGTGAGGAGCTAGAACCAGAAACGTTTACTGTTCTTGTGTTTGTACCTGTATTACCAGATGAATCAGTTGCTGAATATGTAACTACGTAAGTTCCTACTGCATTTGCATTTACTGTATCACCTCCTATTGTTACAGGTAACACCCCATCACAAGCATCATTAGCTGTTGCAGATAATTCTGTATAAGTGCTACTCAAAGTAACTGTAACGGGGCTTGAACCATTTAAAGTAACTACTGGTGGGATCGTATCTAATACATTTACAGTTCTTGAATTAGTACCAGTGTTACCTGAAGAGTCAGTTGCTGAATATGTTACTACATATGTTCCCTTTGTACCTGTATCAACTGTATCACCTCCAATTGTTACGGGTACTGTACCATCGCACCCATCATTAGCTATTGCAGATAATTCAGTATAAGTGGAACCACATTCAGCAGATACTGGAGTCGTACCATTTAATGTTACTACCGGTGCAGTTGTATCAACTACAACCACCGTTCTAGTATTAGTACCTACATTACCTGAATGGTCAGTAGCAGAGTATGTAACTGTATATGTTCCTTTCATACTATTATCTACCGTATCGCCTCCTATTGTTACAGGTAACACCCCATCGCAGGCGTCTAAAGCTGTTGCAGATAATTCTGTATATATAGAATCACATTCAGTGGATAAGGGGCTCGTTCCATTTAAAGTTACTACTGGGGCAATAGTATCTAATACATTTACTGTCCTATTTTCAGTAACAGTATTGCCATCTGAATCAGTTGCTGAATATGTAACTACATATGTTCCTTTTATACTTGTATCAACTGTATCACCGCCGATTGTTACCGGTAATGATCCGTCTTCATTATCAAATGCTGTTGCAGATAGTTCTTCATATGTACTACCGCATTCAGCAGATACTGAAGAAGTACCATTTAAAGTAATCTCCGGCGGGGTACCGGAAACTATTACTGTTCTTGTATTAGTACCAGTATTGCCTGAAGAGTCAGTAGCAGAGTATGTAACAACATAAGTACTACTTAAACTAGTGTTAACAGTATCGCCTCCAATAGTTACTGGTAATACTCCATCGCAGGCATCATTAGCTGTTGCAGATAATTCGATATATGTACTACTTAAACCAACTGTAACAGGACTTGAACCATTTAAAGTCACTACAGGAGCAGTAGTATCTTCTACTACAACTGTTCTTGTATTTGTACCTGTATTACCAGATGAATCAGTTGCAGAGTATAAAATCGTATATGAACCAGGTGAATGTATATTAACTGTATCACCACCGATAGTTACTGGTAATACTCCATCGCAGGCATCATTAGCTGCAGCATTTAATTCATTATAGGTGTCGCCACATTCAATAGTTATAGTACTAGCACCACTTAAAGTTACAACTGGTGCAGTAGTATCGACAACTGTAACAGTTCTAGTAGTAGAACCTACATTACCAGATGAATCTGTTGCTAAATATTGTACTATGTAAGTGCCGGGTGAATGATTATTAACAGTATCACCAGCAATCGTTACTGGTAATGACCCATCAATATTATCAGTTGAAGTTGCGCATAATTCAGTATATGTAGTACCACATTCAATACTAATAGTATTTGAACCATTTATAGTAACTACTGGAGCTGTAACATCTACTATATTTACAGTCCTAAAATTAGTACCTATATTACCTGCAGCATCTGCTGCTGAATAAAGAATGGTATATGTACTATTTAATATACTGGTATCAACTGTATCACCATATATATCTACAGGTAATATACCATCAGGGCAATCTTCTATAGCAGTTGCACCTAGTTCAATATATGTACCACTTACAGGAATATTAATTACTTTATGACCATTTAAATTAATTACTGGAGCAAAATCTCCTATATCAATAAAAGTACTTATACCTCTACCACATCTACCGCATAAAGGGTCCATAAATGATAAAAATGAAGAATCATATCCAATTATATTAAGCGGTATAAATGTACACCTACCACTTTCTATTACAGGTGAATTAAAAATTAATAAATTATCATTTAAAATTGTAAACGGTATAGGTTGACCTGATACCGGCTCTTGTAAATCAAAATTAGAAAAAGTAGTTAGACTTGTATAAGCTGATTCATTATTGCAGCTAAATAAAACTGTATCAGTATTACTAAATCCTTCACCTGCTAAAATTATATTACCAGAACTAAAAGGACATAAAGTTAAATTTTCTTGTAATAAAACATTATTATAAAAAATATCAGTTATAAAAGGTGAACCTTTAACTCTACGCGATTCAATTTTTTGTTCTAAAAGAGTAGATGGTGCATGGGTATAAGTATTACCTGATAATGATTCAAAATTATCATAATATTCTAATTCTGTTTCATTATGAAAATTTGTATCAATATAAAATATATTACCTGATGGGTTATCAGTATCTTTAAATAACCAACCTTTAATAGTAAATGAAGTATCAGCAGTTACTCTAGCCTTTTGATTAGAAGCTAAGTCTGTTGGATATTGCATACTAACATCACCGGTCCATAATACTTCACTTCTTATTTCTTGTTCAACACTTAAGTTAAATTTTTCTGGCACTTTCCAAGATATAATTACATATGGGTTACAAAAAGGTACAAAGTTACTTAGAATTTGATCCATATCAGTCTGATATCTAGTTAAGACTGAAACTGATAATGAAATATTAATTGGTACAGGAGATTTAATATGTCTAGATACTGAATCATCTCCTATTTTACCTTGATAATAAAATCCATCTAACTTATTAAAAACTCTACTTGTATCTCGAGATATATTTTTTACACTAACTGAAACAACTGGTAATGTTAAAGTTTTATTTTCATTAATTAAATCGTATAATACCCTTTGTTTAGGAGCATACACATATCTAACTTGAATTTTATCCTTTTCTTCTCTATGTTTATTAAATCGACCTATAACTATATCATCAAACGCAGCAACAAACTGCGTTAACATATCTTTAATTTCAAAATAAAATGGTCTGGCCCTCACTTAATTATTTATCCCAAGGAAACACTAACCAGCGTGAAGTATGCAAAATATTACC